CCTCGAACTGCGGGAACTCAAGCCGGAGAAGGGGCCGGGAGGCGGGGGCACCCTCGTTGCGAAGTCCAGCATAGTGCGCGCCCGCAAGGTCGTGGGCCTCCTCGCGGAGGAGGACCGCCCGGCGTTCCTTCACAAGAAGAGCATGGAGCTGGAGCCGGTCGCGGACAATCACCCTCTGCGGGTGCTGCTCGACAAAGTGAATAAGGGCCAGACGTGGGCCGAACTCATCTACCTGACCATGTTTGACCTGGACGCGGCGGGTAATGCCTACTGGGAGCTTGCGGGGGGAGCCGGGGGCAAGCAGCCGGGGGCCTTGTTCCGTATCCGCCCGGACCTTATCAAGGCGAAGGGCGACGGGTCGGGCTACGTCGTCACGCAGAACGGCAAGCCCCTCCCTCTCGACGCGGGCGAGGTCTTGCACTTCCGCTACCCGCACCCGATGAATGACTTCTACGGCCTCGCGCGCGGGGAGGTGCTTGAGCGCGTCTTGCAGACGGAGGACGGGCGCATTGACTACGGCAAGGCGTTCTTCGAGCACGGCACGATGTTGGGCGGCCTGCTCGTGCCCTCCGAGGGCATGACCGATACGATGGACATGGACACGGTGACGGCGCTCTACGATGAGTACGTGGAGCAGCACACCGGCGTCAAGAACATGGGCAAGGTCATGCTGGCGGGAGGCTTGCAGTACAAGGAGACGGGGCACACGCCGAAGGACGCGGAATACCTGGGCCTCGCGTCGCGAGATGACACGGAGATCGCGAGCGTGACGGGCGTGCCCGCCGCGACCTTCGACGCGAAGCTGACGAACCGGGCGTCGCTGGATACGATCAAGGCGCAGTTCTGGTCGGATACGATGACCGGCAAGCTGGCCTTCGTGTCGGGTATCCTGACGGAGTTCCTATGCACGAGGTACAGCGAGGGCCTGATCGCGAGCTTCGACTTGTCGGGCGTGACGGCGCTGCAAGAGAGCCTGGACTCGCAGTTGGTGCGGGTGCGGTCGGTGTGGGAGGCGGGACAGGCGTCGGGCGACGAACTGCGGGATGCGGCAGGTCTGTCTGCCTTGCCGGATGGCGCAGGGCAGGTGTACCTCCGCAAGGCGAACGAGTTCCTGGTGCGCATTGGCGAGGCGGTCCCGCAGGAGAAGCCCGCCGGTGACACACAGGCGGCGCAGGACGCGACGCAGGAGTCTACGGGGGGGACAGGTGGCGCAACGCCCGCGAAGCCCGCAGGGGGCGCTGGCGGGGCAGGGGCGGCTACCCCCGGCGGGACAGGCTCGCTGCCCCTCGCGGCGGCGGTTACTCAAGCCGTGCAAGTTGAGGTGGTTCGCGCTGCGGTCCCTTTTGCGTCGAGGGAGCACAGGAGGTTCCTGGCTGAGTGGGAGGACCGTCTCGGCGAGAACGAGGAACTGTTGGCGGGGCGTATAGCGGAGTGGGCACGGGAGCTTGAGAAGCAGGTCATCGGCAAGGTCGGCACCCGCGAGACGAAGGCGACGGCCCCCAGCGTGCAAGTGCTCTTTGACAGGGACGCGGAGGGCGAGAAGCTCTGGGACCTGATCGTGCGCACGGGCGGGGAGGTCGGCGCGGCGGAGGCACAGGTCCTTGCGGGGGAGCTGGGCCTCGCGAAGCTGGCCTTCGACACGAACAACCCCGAGGTGAGGAAGCACTTCCGGGAAGCGGCGCTGTTCGTCAAGAGCATCCCGGAGGACATCCACGACGACTTGCGGGCCATTCTCGACACGAGCGCCCGCAATGGGTGGCCGATAACGAAGCTGACGGAGGCAATCCGGCAACGCTTCGATATGATCGCCACCTCGCAGGCAGCGACAATCGCGCAGACCGAGATGGTCGGGGCGATGAATGTCACGCGGGCGGCGAGCATCGAAGACCTGGGCATGGGGCGGCGGTGGATCGCGACGCTGGACGACAAGGTGCGGGACAGCCACGCCTTCGTGCATGGGGAGGTACGGTTCGGGAAGAAGCCGTTCTCGAACGGGCTCATGTACCCAGGGCAGGCGGGGGCACCAGCTGCTGAGCGAATCCGATGCCGTTGCGCGCTTGCCGCCGTGCAGCCGCAGGAGGGCGAGGTCGGGGCGGCGGAGGGCGCGTCGCCGGTGCCCGCCGTCACGCAGCCCGCTGGCCTGCCGAAGTTCAACGCGGGCGGCAAGTGGGACGCGGCGGAGATGCAGAGGGAAGAGGCGCGGCTCGCGAAGCTGCTGGACCAGGCGAACGTGGCGGAGGCGGCGGAGGAGACGAAGGCGAGAATCGCGAAGGCGCTGGCGAAGAGGCTGGAGAACGACGAGGTCTGGCTCGATTCGGTCTGCAACAACTTCTGGCTTCAGGATGCGTACTACGACGAGTTTGGTATCACGGCAGCGCAAACACGAGCAAAATGGCTGGCAAAGGGCTACACAGAAGCGGAGATCAAGACGCGAATGGCGGAGTTCGCCGAGGAGCGCGCGGATGAACTCATTAGGATGTGGGCAGGTACATCCGGCGACAACAACGCAACGGCCATAGCCATGCAGCTTGCGGCGAAGGACGAGTTCGGCCTTGATACCGCCACCCTCGGGCACTTCCTCACAAGGCAAGTTGAGGAGGCACAGACGTACTACGCGACACAGGCCCCTGGCCTCCGCGCCTTCCTCCGGGCGCAGTACGATGAGACGCAGGAGTGGCTCGCGAAGGAAGGCATCGAGGACGTGCTGGTGTATCGGGGGATGGGGCTAACGGAGGCAGAGTTTGCAGCAGTGAAGGCGGCAGGAGACAAGGGTGTCGCTCGCATTGGGTTGCAACCGATGAGTTCCTTTAGCGGGGTCTCAGAAGAAGCATTATCCTTTGTACCTGAGGATAGTGGCGGCGTCTTGACAGTGCGGGTTCCTAAAGAACGCATCCTGGGGTCCGCGCAGACAGGCTACGGGTGCAAGAACGAAGCTGAGTTTGTCGTGTTGGGCGGGCGAGATGAAGTACGTGTCATCATAGAATCGGTGGAGGGTGCGGAACTTAGCATTGATACCCTGCAGACTGAAATAGTCGCCGCCACCAACCGGATACCAGCACCATGAACATGCTAACCATCTACCCCGACGCCGACCTCAGTAACGCCGACTGGACGAAGCAGTCCTGGGACCTCGGCATTGACAACGTGGAGGACCTCCGCGCGTGGCTCAAGCGACAGGGGATGACCGTCGCGGCCTTCAAGGCCCTCCCCGTCTACAAGCTGAACGTGGGCAAGCTCAAGTGGCTGGAGGACCTATGATGACCTATCGGTCACACGTGCTTGACGTACTGGCGGAACACCTGCCGGACTGCACGGTGGCGGAATTGGCGGAGGTACTTGCCGTGGTGCAATTCGTGAAAGCGTTCCCTCTCAAGAGCGATGGGGCTGCCCCCTGCGTGACCTTGCGCGACGTGAAGTCGCGGGCCGATGAGTGGCTGCAAGCGGCTATCCGAGCGGGCTTGCTTGACCCGGAGGCGCTCTGATGGCGTGCAAGAAGAAGACGAAGGCCGCGAAGGCGAAGAAGTGACCGTGCCCCGTACGCTCGACGCGAGCGCCGATGGCACACAACGGATGAACGGAGGTGCTACATGGGCACGACAGCTTTTGACCGGATACTCTCCTGGGCCATCGAGCCGGAGACGCTCAAGGTCGCGCAGGAAGACGACGGCAGCCGCACGGTCTATGGGATCGCAAGCAGCGGGCGGGAGGACCGTATGCGGGAGATCGTCCATCCGAAGGCGCTTCTGCGCCAATACACGAAGGCTCAGCAGACGCAAGGGGGGCTGCCCTATCTTTGGCAGCATGACTTCCGCACCCCCATCGGCTACGTGACTGACTTCGGGGAGCAGGCTGGCAAGATCTGGACGAAGAGTAAGGTGCTGCCTGCGGGGAAGTGCAAGGAAGCCGACCTGCTGATCGACCTGCTCAGTATGGGGATGCCCTTCGGGCAATCCATCGGCTTCTCGCCAACGCGGAAGGGCTCCCCGAACACATCGGGGGCCTACAATGATAAGGGCGTCTTCTCCTGGGGTGGCGTAGACGGTGACCTTGACTTTGATCTCATGGAGCAATCGAGCGTGACCGTCGGCGCGAACCAGGACGCCACCCTCCACCTCGCGAAGGGCATGGGGCTGGACACGGACCTGCCCTCCGAGACGAAGGCTGTCGCCGCGTTTGGTGACCTGCCCGTCGCGCCTGTCGAGACCCCGTGGGACGAAGCCGAGGCCCGCGCGAACGTTGCGAAGTGGGCGAGCGCGGACGGCTCCGGCGCGAAGGGCAAGGTGGACTTCGACAAGTACAAGCAGGCCTTCCTGTACCAGGACCCCACGAAGGCGGATGAGTTCGGGGGCTACAAGTACCCGTTCGCGGACGTGGTGGACGGGGAACTGAAGTCCGTCTGGGGGGCGGTGGCGGCGGCGATGCCGTACCTGCGGCGCACGGGCGGTGGCAGTGGCCTCACTCCCGACGACGCGCAAGCCTGCGAGGCGGTCCTCAAACAATACTACGAGAAGTTCGAGAAGCCTTTCCCTGAGCAGAAGGGTGCGGGTGACTACATCTGGAAGTGCAATGAGCTGGACCTCGCTGAAGAGGCCCGGTTCCTGACGGACTTGCACGACGCCGCCGGGCTGTTCGAGCGGACGAAGAACATGCTGGCACACTACGCGAAGGACGAGGGAGACCCGTCCCAACGTGTCCTGAGCGTAGCACTCAGACCCGTGAGTATGGCAGCCGAGGTGCTGCGTGCTGGGCGTGTTTTGTCGGACGCGAACAGGATGGCGGTGATGGCGTGCATGGAGGCCTTGCAGCAGGTCATGGCTCGCGACGATGAGTCGCGCGGGCGTGGCAAGGATAAGGCCGAGGCTGAAGAAGACGGGCACGCGATGATGCCAAAGGGCGCGACGCTGAACTGGCGCAAGGCCCTGCTCGGCGACCTCGCGGAGGCCGTCTGACACCACCAACAAAGGCTGCCCATAGCGCGCAGCCGAGGAGACGCACATGACTATCCGAGAGGAAGCGAACGCCGTCCTGATGCCGAAGATGGCAGAGTGGGCGGAGGTGGACCTGAGTGCGGGGGTAGACGACGCGCAGGCGTCGGCCCTCAACTCCCGCGTGGGCGAGGTGCTGGACCTGCTGGAGACGAAGGGCGTCTTCAAGGAGGACGTGACGGCGGAGCAGCGCAATGCCGCTATCAACGCCGTCGTGGAGGGCTTTGACGCGAAGGCATTAGCCGCCGATGTGCTGAAGGGCGCGGAGACGCTCCGGGGCGCACGGCTGCTCGACACCCGCGAGGGCCTCGAGCCGCGCGTCGAGAAGCAGATCAGCGACGCGGGCCGGATCGCCGGTGGCGCAATGGATACCATTCGCAAGGCGATGGAGTACGACCACACGAAGGGCGTCTATCAGGGGACGATCTTCGACGCTCTGAAGACCCCGAGTAACGAGAAGTCCTTCCGGCAGCTCATCATGTCCCCGACAAGCGACCCGGACATCCGCCTGCTGCAGAAGTCCTTCGACGACATGCAGATCGCGGCCAAGATGCTCCACCGCCCGATGAACACCCTTGACACCTGGGACAAGTTCTCGGAGCGTATGGTGGAGTGCGCGAAGGCGTTGAACACCACTGACGCGAGTTCGTGGGCCATCACGCAGACGACGCCGGACCTGATCGAGCAGATTTACCAGTCGTCTGAGGTATTCAACCTCATCCGACGGATAGAGATGCCGCAAGGCGTCGGGACCATGAGTCTGCCCGCCGAGGGCACGACTTTGGTGAAGGGCTATATCGCAGGTGAGCCGACGACTGACGATGACGTGGCGAAGTTCACCGCGAGCACCCCGTCAACCGGGACCGCCGTGACGTTCACCAGCAAGTCCATCGCGGCCCGCGTTCGCATGAGCTGGGAGATGCAGGAGCAGTCGGTCATCCCCCTCGTGCCGTGGGCGCGCGACCAGCTAGTTCGTGAGATGGGCTGGTCGCTGGACGATGTCATTATCAACGGCGACACGAACAACCAGGATAGCCTGGCCGACACCTCCGATCACCGCCTGGCGTGGATCGGCTTCCGCGCGAAGGCGCTGGACAATACCGGCGCGAACGTGACGATGAGCACTGCCTCAACACAGTGGAACTACGAGGGTATCCAGGCGTGTCCGCTGCTCATGGGCAAGTACATCAATGTTCGCGACACGGTGATCTTCTGCAGTCATGCCATGCGCCTCAAGCTGGGCTGGCTGCGCGACACGGGTAACTACCCGAAGGGCTGGGACATTGACCGCTTCGGCATCAAGGATGAAGCGGGCGAGATGGGACCCGGACCGGGTACTCTGAACGGCTTGCGTGTGGTGCCGTCCACGAAGGTCAGCCAGACGCTGAACTCCAGCGCGATTAGCGCCTCGGGGTCCACGGGCACGGCGCTGCACTTCGTCTATCTGCCCGCGTGGCTGATGGCCGTGCGTAGTGACCTGCGGCTGTTCACGAAGGAGGACGTAGACGAGGGCACCGACACGATTGTCGGGCGCTGGGCCGGGGTCATGGGCCACCTCTATGGGTCCGCCTTGACGACCGGCATGGTCTACGGGACCTACGTGACGGACGCGACGCCGTAACGCTTCCGGGGGGAGGGACAGCCCCGCTCCACAGGCGAGGCGAGACCTCCCCCCTGCCGTATCCCCCGGCGACGGCCAACGCGCCAGCCGAGGGCGAAAGGACTGACGACGGGCGGTCAACGCACCGCCCAAAGGAGGGTCTAACATGGCCCTGGTTTACTTGATGGGACGCGCCGACAGTTTCAACACGACCGACGCTTCAAGCGGCCTGCGGTACAAGCTGGAACCGCCTCTGAAGGCGGGCTACCAGTACGAGGTCATCAAGTTCGGCGTCCACGCGAACACGAGCTACGCGGCGCAGGACACGAACTACAACACGTTCACGCTGTACGACGAGGACGGCAACGCGATTGCCAGCGTAGCAGGCGGCCCGGCGACGGGTGGCCTCGCTATCGGCGCACACAACACGGGCAAGGACACTACGCCGACTTCGCCGTATCACCGGGTTGACTGCAGCGGTGCTGATGAGTACCTCTACGTCATGCTGGCGAACACCGGCGTCGGGCGGGCGATGAACGGCATCGGCTTCTTCTGCGAGCTGCAGCGCCGCCGGCCGGATGCGTAGCAGGATGGGACGTGGCGGCGAGGCTGACAACTGAATAGCTGAACGGTGAGCGGGGGTCGGCCTTTAGGTCGGCTCCCGCCGCCACGCACGAAGCAGGGAAGGAGCCTGCGAAAGGGAGTGTCACTATGGGACGCACACGAACGAGTCGTGGTTTCACCCTGATTGAGCTGTTGGTGGTCATCGCGATCATCGCGATCCTGGCTGCGATCCTGTTCCCGGTCTTCGCGAAGGCGCGGGAGAAGGCCAAGGGCACGACCTGCCAGTCCAACCTCAAGCAGATCAGCATGGCGATCATCATGTACTGCCAGGACACGGACGGCTATGGGCCGTTCAACACCTGCGGGTCCTTCTGGCCGCAGAAGCTCGGGGGCAGTAAGCACGCCCCTCCGATGTACATGATCGGGACCTGGAACATGCACCCGCTCTACGGGTGCGGCGCGACGAAGCGCATGTACGGGATGAATAGATACCGTGGGGCGGCCTGCGGCAATGGGGGCAGCACGGTCACTACCCCGTGGCAGCTTGAGGAGGGCGTGGCGAACCCGGACCAGACGATGCTCGTGGCGGATGCGCGGTCGGCGCTGACTTGTCCCCCGGAGTACTTCTACGAGGAGTCACCGGGCGTCGAGTTGGCCTTCCACGGGTCAGTCAACAACATGGCCTTCTGCGATGGACACGTCAAGGGGATGTCGCCGGGGCACCTCAAGGCCTCCGTAAACACGTCGCCTTGGTACTGGTGGGGGATACAGTGAGACCCCTCCTCCTACTCTTCGCCCTCCCCGCCTTCGTCTTCGCGCAGGAGCCCCCGTCATTGGACGGGGTGTTCCTGCCGAAGCCCGACTGCGGGTTCGGTCTCTTCTACTGTCCGCAGGAGACCGCCAATGAGACCTGGACCTTCGCCGCAATGCGCGACGCGGGCTGCAACACGTTCGCGCCGCAGGCCCGGCCCCTCCCCGGACAGACAGCGCCGGAGACGGCAGGCGCGGCCATTGCGCGGCAGGTCAACAGCGCCGCGAGAGTGGGCCTACTCGACTGTCGCTTCCCGGTGGTCTGCTACAGCGTGGACGCTGTTGACGTGGTGGCGGCGA